ACACCAGTAGAATTTAAATCTATAGACTACCAAACGCATTACTGGTTACAAATACAAATACAATTATTGGTGACTGGCAGGGAATGGTGTCATTTTTATCAATGGTCAGCTCATGGAGAGATGCACGAAACAGTTTGGTTTAATCCTTTCGCTATTGATAAATACTTACCGGAACTACGAGAATTTTATGAAGAATATCTTATAGAGCGTGAACAACCAAACTGTATGAAGTATCTGGAAGAGAAACGTCAGCAACTTCAATGTGAATCAATGCTGGAATTGTATCTTGCGGCTACTGAAGAAATTAAGAAGCTGGAAGCAACACGCAAAGATATACTGGCTGAGATAGTTTCCCTTGCTGGTGATAAAGATAGTGAGATTGCTGGTCATAAATTAACTAAAGTAATTAGAGCTGGATCTATATCTTATGCCAAAGCTGTTAAAGATTTAATGCCTGATGCAGACCTTTCTGAATACACTGGTGAACCAAGTAGTTATTGGCGTTTAACGTGAAACTCCGCCCATACCAACAACAAGCACATGATGCAGCTATAAACTGGATAAAGAATACAACTGATTCATGTGTTTTAGAATTGCCAACAGGGAGTGGCAAGTCTTTAATTGTTGCAGAAATTGCCAACACATTGCATAAAATTAGCAAAGGCAAACATATATTATGTCTTGTCCCCTCAAAAGAACTGTTAGAACAAAATGCTGAAAAATACAGGGATACTGGTAATCAATGTAGCTTGTTTAGCGCCAGTGTTGGGGAAACGTGTTTAAAACATCCAGTAGTTTTTGGCACACCTGTTAGTGTTAAAAATAAGATTCATCGTTTTGGCTCTAAATTTTGTGCTGTAGTTTTAGATGAGGCGCATCGTATTACGCCAACAGTTAAAAGTATTATTGTTGCTTTGCTAGATCATAATCCTAATTTGCGTGTCATAGCCCTTTCTGCTACGCCCTACAGGATGGGCAGTGGTTATATTTATAGGATGGATGAAAACGGCAATGCTTATAGTGATGACAAAGCAAAAGACCCTTATTTTAGTGCAAAGGTCTTTACTGTGTATGCCCGTGACCTTATTAAACAAGGCTATCTAACACAACCTACTATTGGGGGAATAAATACAGGTCACTATGAAACATTGGAGTTGCAAACAAATCGTATGGGTAATTTTGCTTCTGTTGACATTGACAGAGCATTTCATGGACAAGGAAGGCTCACCAGCTCGATTGTAGGCGACATTGTGTCACAAGCAGTAAATAGACAAGGCGTTATGATTTTTGCGGCTACAGTGCAACATGCGCACGAGGTTTTAGAATCATTACCACCAGGCTTATCCTGCATAGTTACAGGTAAAACACCAAAGAAAGAACGTGAAGAAATAATCAAAGATTTTAAATGTAAAAAAATAAAATACTTAGTTAATTGCACCGTTCTTTGTACTGGATTTGATGCTCCACACGTTGATTTGATAGCTATCTTAAGAGCTACGGAGTCTGTTAGCCTGTTGCAACAAATAATAGGTCGTTCACTTCGCACCCATCTACCACTAGATGAAAAATATAATGAATACTTGTTGAAACGCAATAAAAACAAGGTATAATTAAATTTTCTCAATCATCTATTAGGTTTTGCTATGAATTTTAAAAAAGTTTTTTCTTGGAAAAGTGACGATATGCCAGAAACAACTGATGCCGTTGTTGTTGTTTCATCTTGTGGCATTGTTAAATGCCTTAAGTATAAAATGTGGAATAAACACAATAACGGATATTCAGTTAGAAAAGAGAGAATTTATCCAAAAACTTTTAATCGCGGAAAACAAAGACTTATTGAATCAGAAAATAAATATGAAAGCGTAGCAATAAAAGACAAAACTTATTACGTTCATGTGCTGGTTGCATTGGCATGGATTCCTAACCCAGAAAAAAAACCGCAAGTAAATCATAAAAATGGTATTAAAAATGATAATTGCATTAAAAATTTAGAATGGGTAACAAACTTAGAAAATAGACGACACGCGATAACTGCAAACTTGCCTAGAAAGTCAATTGAAAAAGTTAATAATTCTGATGTTATTGAAATGAAAAGTCTAAAACTTGCTGGATTTAGCAACCCAGAAATAGCAAAAATATACAATATAACTGGAGAGTGCGTTAGATATAGAACATCTAAAATAATGACAAAAGAAGAAGTTGATTTGGCAAATAAAAAATCGAGGTCAAAATGCAAAAAGTAATCTTTGTTGTTAATAATCAATTACATGTTGAAACAGTAAAAACTCAGCTTTTAAAAAAAAACACATTTGACGATGAAGTTTTTGTAATCTCAATTTTAGAATTTAACAAATTAGATAATAGTGGATGCTTGGTTATTTTTGATGTTAAACCCAACAAACAAGACGCGCTTATTTTAGACTACGCTGAAAACATAGAGCGTCATTGTCCAGATGGAGATATTTTTAATCCTGATATTAAAGCTGGAATGACAGGAGGTGGTACTTGCTCAATTAAAGCAGAATGTCCTGAATGTGAAACAATAAATGAATTTGCTGGAAAATTAAATGAAGAAGGATTTGAAATTGATGATAATGGATACTTTATTGATCTTGAAGGTAACAGGGTAGAAACAGAATATGGCGATATGCCAGCACATTGGGGTAGACGATGTTTTGGATTGGTAAAAAATAAAACTATACATAAGTTGGTTAGATGTACATATAGATGGACTTTTCGTGCTTGTCCTCATTGTGAAGCAGAAAATGATATAGCGGCTCGATATTGTTGTGATTGTAAAGGGGAGCTGATAGACCCTAATGAAAAATTAGTAGCAGATTTTCAAGCCCGTAAAAAAGACCCTCATAATATGCAAACTGATAAAGTAGTTGATATGAAAGTGCGACCAACTATTAGTAAAGCTGGTAATGAATGTTTAAAAGTAGATTTTATAACTGAATACCGTTCTTTTCCAATCTGGTTTACCAAAAAAATAACAGCTCCATACAATGAGTTTATGGCGCAAACTATTGGTGGCAACATAAAACCAAATACTATCACCTACAAAAAGAAAGGTGAGTTTTTTACAATTTATGGATATAACAAGGTAGCTGATGAAATTCCATCCTGACATACCAGTTTATGGTGATATAACATTTCGAGGTGATTGCCCTTCTGAATCATTAGAGGCAGTTACATTTTTCGCCAAGTTAAGACGTGAACATCCAGATACCTACGGATTAATTGCAACTCATATAAGAAATGAAGGATTGCGAACTTTTTATCAAGCCGCTAGACAAAAAAGTGAGGGAATGACAAAAGGTGCGCCTGACATTATTATTCCGGCAAGCGTTGCGTTTATCTGTGAATTAAAACGTCAAGACCACACCAAGTCAAAATGGCAAGATGGACAACAAGAATACCTCTTGGAAGCCCAGAAACAAGGGGCTTTTGCTTGTGTTGCTCTTGGTTATGTTGGAGCATACAAAGCATTTAATTTCTGGATTGAAAAAAAATCTTTGCATAATGATAAATAAATAATTAAGATAACCTCACTTTAACAACAACGAGAGAAACTAAAATGAACAATAAACAAATAGCAGTAATGATAATAACAGCCCTTACGTGTGGCTTTATAATTGGAACTACTTATGCCAAAGACACCCATGCAGTACAGATCCACAAAACAGGCTCTGGCATGTTTATCATCGACAAGGGCATAAAAGGTGATGAGCGTATTTATCAAGTTCTGGAGTTACCAACCAATGTACCGTCTTTTGTAAACAAAGGGGAATTTTAATGAAAGGTCAAGTAACATACGATTGCATGGCAGAAGAGTTTGAATATGAATTTGATGATGACCAAATTGGTATTCAGCTTCAGGTTGATGATCTGGTTGACAACATGCTAACAGATTGTGAGATTGGTGGTACTATGATTGCACAATCATTTATTAATTATTGCCAAGCATTAATTAATGGAGAGATCATAGACAGCGATGGTTCTGAGTTTTTTCAAATTATAGAACATGCTGTTATTTCACCAAGTTTTGAAGATCGTCATCTTCCGATTAATCAATTAATTCAAACTGCTATACACTGGCAGGCATTGAAAACAATTACCTCCTTAGGGTAATCCGCTCGCCCTGCTCCGGTAGGGCATTTTTTTGAGGCTATAAAATGAAAGATCAAAAAAACAAACCGACGCACCGTTTTACAAGACATCAAGAAATACAAATTTGGTGCATCATAGCAATCGCCATATTAATTGCTGTTACAAATGTAGCATTTGCTAAAACAACACCAACAACCAAACATTGTCTACAACTAGGCAAACAATATCGCCATGCAGTACGCACAAATAGTCCAACTAGACACCGCCTTGTAGAAAGGCTGTGGGTGGAGTGTGGGAAATGAACAAATTTAAGGCAGTGTAACCGCACTCTTTGTATAAAAAGGCATGGACGCAGTTAGGCTACGCTGGAGGCTTGAAAATTTATCAATGCTAATAACTATGGTCTGCCAATGTTTCTCGGCATAGTTAAAAGTGAAGGCTGGCGGTTTTTGATAGCGGCTCAATTGATAATCCAGCACATTACTAACTTTTTAGAGATTTATTATGTTAACAGCAGAAGAACGTATTGAAAGAAGGCGTTTGCATAACAGACGCTACCGTGAAGAAAATAGAGCATCAATTAATGCTCGAATTAGAGCTAAAAAACTTAGACAAAGGGCTATTGAAATGCCATTAATAAATGAACAATTAAACATTACTAAAAAAGAAATCGCCAAGTTAATTGGTGTTAAGATGCTAACCCTTGAAAAGATTTTAAAAGATAAAAAGTTTAATTCGCCAAAACATACAGGTGTGCATTTTGATGGAACTGTTTTATTTAATCGAAAAGAAGTTATGGAGTGGATGCCGTACATTCGTGAAGCATCTATCTTTATAAAGAAAGGCAAACTTATTGTGTTATCCGGTATGTCTGCCCAGATCGTCCACTTTATGCGTAAAAACAAAAAAATAGAAAAATATTGCGATGAAATAAGACGCAAAGAAATGGATGGAAGGCGTAACAATGGATAGAGATATTGATTTTTCTCTTATGTTGCAAGTTTTACATGGAAGAGGTTTTAGTCTGGCAGACATAGCTAAAAAAACTAATAACTCTGCACATGAATTATCAAAAGTTAAACAAGAAACATTAAGCCCACCAGCTGCTTGGAATGAAGGTATAGCATTACTTGATTATTGGTTAAAAGCAACTGGTGAAAAACCACCTAAAATTGGGGATCATTATGAAGAAATCTGAAATAAAAATGCACACTCGATCTATCCTTGATAAGTTAGGAATTTATCATGTTTGTCCTTCTACCACTGGTTATAAAAAATCAGCCATTCCTGACATCATAGCGTGTGTATCAGGCACGTTTTTAGCTTTTAACTGTGTTGGTACAGGAAAAGAAATTACGCCTACTAAAACGATGGAATTTAAAACTATTGTGGCATCAAATGGTATTGCTTTTGTTGTTGATAGCCAGAACATTCTTATCCTAGAAAACACTTTAATTGTAATTAAACAAATGAAAGAGGGTCTTATCCATGAAGATGAAATATCCACTTCCAAATGATACTGCAAGATGCTTGGGCAGTAACTGCGAAAAGAAACAAGATTGTTCACGGTATTTATCTATTGATATAGACACCAAAGACTACATGTGGTTTTTTGATGGAATGAAAGAAATAAAAGAATTGGAATGTAGTTTATTTATAAACTGGAGAAAAGGTAATGATTTTGAAAACTAAAGAAAGAGAGCTACTAGAAAGATGGCTTGACGATACAATTTTTGAGCCTGAAGAATTAGATTCTTTAATGGAAGAAACAAAAGAACTACTCGCCCAACCTGAGCCAAAACGTGAGCCTTTGAGTGATGAGGAAATATCAAAATTATGGGGGGAATCATATTCAGGAACAACGCAGATGGTTCGTAACTTTGCAAGAGCAATAGAAAAAGCACACGGTATTGGAGGTGGGAAATGAAAAAGTCCACAATGATTAAAGATGAAGATGATTTAGG